TGTTTCAGATGAGTTAAAGCCAGACGATTCAGCTTATTCAGCTACTAATATCGGTACTCAAAACGTGCCTTGGAATCCAGAAGGTGCATTTATACCATTTGAAGACTTAACTAATGAAATAGTTGTTGAGTGGACTCAAGCAGCGATGGGCGAAGAGCAGGTTACGTCTATTGAGGCTAGTATAGCTAGTCAGATAGAAAGCCTTATAAACCCAACTTCAATTACCCTAACTATTGGAGAACCGGTTCCTCCGGTAGAATAAAAACATTAAAGATTATAAAATCTTTTTTTGTATATTTGTTAATCAATAATAATTAAATTAAATCAAATGTCAAAACAATTAAGTAAAGAGCAGTTAGAGTTATTACAGGGTTTACAAAAACAGTTTAATGATTCAAAATTTGAAATAGCAGATTTAGAGATTAAAAAAGCTGATTTAATTACTAGCATTGCTGGTATTAAGGCAAAATTTGCAGAACAAGAAAAGTCTTTAATGGAAGAGTTTGGCTCGAATGCAGTTATTAACTTACAAACTGGTGAGGTAAAAGACCAAGAGCCAGTAATAGAAGCGCCTTTAGAGGTAGTAGAATAAAACACCATGGCAAAAATTAGCAACACATCGGCATACCCAAATATTACAACTCTTGACTCAGCAGATTATTTAATTATAACTGATGCTGAAAACAATTTAATGACTAAGACGTGTACATTAAGTACACTACAATCTTTATTTGGTATTGACACTGTAGTAACTAAAGTGGCCGTAACAAGTTCTCAATTAGCAACTATTTTTACATCACCAATTACATTAATCCCTAATCCCGGAGCTGGTAAAGTTTTAGATATTATGAGTGTAATGATTTCATTTGATGCAGGTAATACTGTTTATGATTTTGGCGCTGGAAACCCTTTGATTTTAGAGGCTAATAATATACCTCTATTTACAATAGCTGCTGCAACTTTAAATAGTGCAACAGATATTGTTGCTAAATTAGCATTAAATGCTGCTGCTTCAAGTCAAATAAATATTCCTTTGGGAACGCCATTACTTTTACAAGCTACATCAGCTAACCCAACTCAAGGAAATGGACTTTTATATTTAAACATATTTTATAGAGTTCTTACGGTAGGAACATCATTTTAATTAAATGGACATAAGGAAAATTTCGATTGGAGCAGATTACAAGTCTGGTGCTATGCATTACATAGTTGGCCAGAATGTTTTGGGAGGTTCTTATTTAATACAACACATTATCTACGATAATGATTCTTATAAAATTTGGATTATAAAAGGAGACGAAGTTTTATTGTGGAAAGAATTTAGAACTACGCTTCCTATTTCTTTAGAATACAACATAAATTTTTAGCACTTAAATTAAATGCAATCACCTTACAATTTTATTGTCCAACCTTTAGAGGGTAGGAGATATGATAATATAAAAAAATACGGAGATCATAAATTCCTTACAAGTACATCCGAAGAAGACCACAAGTCTTCTAATAGATTTGCTAAAGTTGTAGCCACGCCTATTGGCTATAATGGGCCTGTTGAAAAAGGAGATACTCTTTTGGTACACCATAATGTTTTTAAATTTTACAATGACATGTATGGTAACAGAAAAAGTGGAAAAAGCTTTTTTAAAGAAGATCTTTTTTTTGTAGATGTAGACCAGTTTTATATGTATAAAAATAGTGACGGTTGGGTAGGGTATGATAAGTATTGTTTTATTCAGCCTTTACCGGCTAAAGAAACGTATCTCAAGAAGAATTGTAAGTTTGAGCCATTAACCGGAACTGTAAAGTATATAAATCAACAGCTACTAGATAAAGGAGTAAAAGTTGGTGATGTAGTTCTGTATCAGCCAGACTCAGAGTATGAGTTTATGGTTGATGATGAGTTGCTTTACAGAATGTATACTGACAATATAACGGTAGTTTTATGATAGAGTTAGAGGATTGGTTTAAGATGTTAAAAGAAAATAATATTGACCCAAAGCTTCTAGAAAAATATTTAAAAAGTAAACAATTTTTATTAAAAGCAGGTAAGGTTGTTGATGATAAAAATAAAAATTATGTTGTAGCAAAATCAAAAATAAAAGGAAAAGGAATTTTTGCTAAAAAAGATTTTATTATTGGCGACAAAATAGGTTTTGGAATGAGGGATAACAATCGAACTTATTTAGGTAGATATGTTAATCATAGTCCAATGTGTAATGTTAAGTTTTTATTTTTAAAAGAAAATAATGATTCTGTTTTAATTGCAATAAAACCTATTAATAAAGATGAAGAAATTGTAGCAAATTACAGAGACCATACTTTTAATAAAGAATATTATTATGGATGTAAATAAAATTAAATTACAAATAATAAACGCAGGCGAAAAGGCTGTGCTTCAGTTAATTCAGGTTGCTCAAGAGCAGATTATAAAATACGGTGAGGATGACGAGCTTGCTGCTGACAAATTAAAGAATGCAGCCGCTACTAAAAAACTTGCAATATTTGATGCTTTTGAAATATTAAAAAGAATAACAGAAGAAAAAGATTTAATAGACGGAGTAGACAATAAATCAAATAACACACCAAAAGGATTTGCTGAGTCAAGATCAAGATAATAAAATATACAGGGAGCTTATAAACTTAGTTCCTAAAAATGTATTAGCTACTAAAAATAAAGCTAAATCTTGGCAGTACGGATATAATGAAAAATATAATTTTGTTGTAATATCAAAGACAGGGGAAATTGATCAAATATTAAATGTTCAAGGTTTAAATATTGCGCTCCCTAAAATATCTAAAGAAGTTTTTCAAAGGTCTGATAAAAAAGAAAAACAATACTGGGAACCTCAAGGAATCCCTAAACAACTACAAAAAATAAAATCTATTTTCCAGTGGCATAATGCTCCTGCAAGTTTTAAGAATCAATGGATAGACTACATAGAAAGTCAGTTTGATTATAGAGAGCAAGGGTATTGGTTTATGAATAATGGAAAACCTACTTACATTACTGGTTCTCATTGGATGTACATACAGCACACTAAAATTGATATTGGTTTACCTGACTTTAGGGAGGCAAATAGAATTTTTTACATACACTGGGAAGCTTGTAAAGCTGATAAAAGAAGTTTTGGTAATAGTTATTTAAAAATTAGACGTTCTGGGTTTTCCTATATGGGAAGTGAAGAGTGCGCTAATATTGGTACTATAACTAAAGATGCTAGGATTGGAATATTGTCTAAGACAGGAGCCGATGCTAAAAAAATGTTTACCGACAAGGTTGTTCCAATATCAAATAATTACCCTTTCTTTTTTAAACCCATACAGGATGGTATGGATAAACCTAAAACAGAATTAGCGTTTAGAGTTCCTGCTTCTAAGATTACTAAAAAGAATATGTATGAAGAAGATGTTGATTCAGTTGAAGGGCTGGATACTACTATTGACTGGAAAAACACTGGTGATAACAGTTATGATGGAGAAAAATTAAAACTACTAGTACACGATGAAAGTGGAAAGTGGGAAAAACCTAACAGTATAATTAAAAACTGGGGTATTACAAAAACATGTTTACGTTTGGGTAGTAAGATTATTGGAAAATGTATGATGGGTTCAACGTCAAATGCTTTGGATAAAGGTGGAGCTAACTTTAAGAAGTTATACTACGATTCTGACTGCACAAAACGTAATTCAAACGGTCAAACAAAAAGTGGGTTATATAATTTGTTTATTCCTATGGAATGGAACATGGAGGGTTTTATCGATATATTTGGTATGCCTGTTTTTCATACTCCTTTAAAACCAGTAATGGGTATAGATGGAGAAATGATTACTCAGGGTGCAATTGATTATTGGCAAAACGAAGTAGATTCATTATCTAGTGATCCAGATGCATTAAATGAATTCTATAGACAGTTTCCAAGAACTGAGTCTCACGCATTTAGAGATGAAAGCAAGCAGTCTTTGTTTAATCTTACAAAAATATACCAACAAATAGACTACAATGATACTTTAATAATGGGCCAGCACATGACTCAGGGTTCATTTTCTTGGCATAATGGAGTAAAAGATACTAGGGTTATTTGGACCCCTGATAAAAGAGGAAGATTTTTTGTAACTTGGTTACCAGAAAACGCATTACAAAATAATGTAATTATTAAAAATGGTAAAAAATATCCAGGGAACGAACACATTGGTTCTTTTGGATGTGATTCATATGATATATCAGGAGTGGTTGTAGGAAAAGGATCTAACGGTGCTTTGTCCGGCATGACTAAATTTAATATGGATAACGCGCCAAGTAATGAGTTTTTTTTAGAATACATAGCAAGGCCTCAAACGGCTGAAATATTTTTTGAAGAAGTATTAATGGCGTGTGTTTTTTTTGGTATGCCTATTTTGTGTGAAAATAACAAACCTCGTTTGTTGTATCATTTTAAAAATAGGGGTTATCGTGGATACAGTATAAATCGTCCAGATAAAACGTTTAATAAGTTATCTAAAACAGAAAAAGAATTAGGAGGAATTCCCAATTCAAGTGAAGACGTCAAGCAGTCACACGCTTCTGCAATAGAGTCATATATTGAAAAACACGTAGGATTGGATTTAGTTGGTAACTATAGGGATAGTGATGATATGGGAATAATGTATTTTCAGAACACGTTAGAAGATTGGGCAAAGTTTGATATAAATAATCGAACTAAATTTGATGCTTCTATTAGTTCTGGTTTAGCAATTATGGCTAATCAAAAACACCTGTATACTCCGGCTAAAGAAAAATCGAAAATAAGCGTTAACTTTGCTAGATATAATAACACCAACTCAGTTAGTCAATTACTTAAATAAATGAAAGACGTAAAAATACAAGTTAACTCAGCTGCGTTCCCAGACCAGTTTGCTTCCGATTCTGTTAAAGATTCTATGGAGTATGGGTTACAAATTGGACAATCAATACAGTACGAATGGTTCAGGCAAGACAGCGGTTCTTGTAGGTTTTATAATCAAAGAGGTGAATTTAATCGTTTAAGGTTATACGCAAGAGGTGAGCAATCAATTGGTAAATATAAAAATGAATTAGCAATTGACGGTGATTTAAGTCATTTAAATTTAGACTGGACTCCAGTTCCTATTATTCCAAAATTTGTAGACATTGTTGTCAACGGAATGAATGACAGATTGTTTAAAGTAAAAGCTACTGCTCAGGATGCACTTTCTGCTGAAAAAAGAAATCAATTTCAAGAGATTATTGAAGGCGATATGATTGCGAAGCCTTTGTTAAAACAAATACAATCAGATTTTGGCATTGATGTGTTCCAATCAGATGAAGCAGAACTTCCTGAAAATGATCAAGAACTAGAGCTTTACATGCAGATGAAATATAAGCCAGCAATTGAAATAGCCGAAGAAGAAGCTATTGATACTCAGTTTGCTGCAAATCATTATAACGACATTAGAAAAAGAATTGACCTTGACATTACTACGCTTGGTATTGGTATTGGTAGGCATATGTTTTTACCTGGAGACGGAGTTAAAATTGATTATGTTGATCCTGCCAATGCGGTTTACAGTTATACTGAAGACCCTTACTTAAAAGATTGTTTTTACTGGGGAGAAATTAAAACAGTACCGATTACTGAACTTATTAAAATAGACCCTACTCTTACAAACGATGATTTGTCAGAGATTTCTAAGTATAGTCAGTCTTGGTATGATTATTACAATACAGCAGAACATTACGAAAATAACATGTTTTCTAGGGATACCGCAACATTGCTTTATTTCAACTATAAGACAACACATACTTTTGTTTATAAAAAGAAAACAATGCCTGACGGAACATTTAAAATGTCCGAAAGAGACGAAAGTTTTAATCCTCCACCAGAAATGATGGAAGAACAAGGTTTTGAAAAGGTATCTAAAACTATTGATGTTTGGTATGATGGGATTATGGTTATGGGAACTAACATTATGCTTCAATGGAAACTTGGAGAAAATATGGTTAGACCAAAATCAGCAAGTCAATACGCTTTCCCTAATTACGTAGCGTGTGCGCCTAAAATGTATAAAGGGGCTTTAGAATCTTTGGTTAAAAGAATGATTCCGTTTGCTGATTTAATTCAGATGACTCATTTAAAAATTCAACAAGTAGTTTCAAGAGTTGTTCCAGATGGTGTGTTTATTGATGCTGATGGATTAAATGAAGTTGATTTAGGAAATGGTCAAGCTTATAATCCAGAAGACGCACTACGTTTGTATTTCCAAACTGGTAGTGTAATAGGAAGAAGTTATACTCAGGACGGTGAGTACAATAACGCGAAGGTTCCAATCACTCAATTAACTGCAAGTAGTGGCGCTAGTAAGATGCAAATGCTTATTGGCAACTATAACCATTACATGGATATGATTAGGTCTGTAACAGGCTTAAATGAAGCTAGAGATGGATCAAGTCCTGACCCTAATTCTTTAGTTGGTGTTCAGAAATTAGCGGCATTAAATTCTAACGTAGCTACTAGGCATATTTTAAATGCAAGTTTATATATTACTAGAACTCTAGCTGAATGTTTATCTATTAGAACTGCTGATATTTTAGAATACGCAGATTTTAAAGATGAGTTTGCAATGCAGATAGGTAAATACAATTTAGGTATACTCGAAGATATTAAAGAATTATATCTTTATGACTTTGGAATTTTTATAGAGATGGCTCCGGATGAAGAGGAAAAGGCTATGCTAGAGCAAAACATACAGATGGCTCTTTCAAAGCAAGATATTAATCTTGAAGATGCTATTGATATAAGGGAGATTGCTAATTTAAAAATGGCTAATCAATTACTTAAAGTAAAAAGAAAGGCTAAACAAAAAGCTGAACAACAACAGCAAATGCAGCAACAGCAAATGCAAGCGCAAATGCAAATGCAAGCTCAACAGGCTGCTGCTCAGTTAGCTATGCAAACAAATCAGGCAGAAACACAGTCTAAGATTGCTGTAAAAGAAGCAGAGGTTGCTTTTGATATTCAGAAATTACAGATGGAAGCTCAATTAAAACAACAGTTAATGCAGACTGAATTTGAAATGCAGATGTCATTAAAAGGAGTAGAACAAGAAAGTATTCAGTCTAGAGAAGACAATAGGGAAAACGCTAAGAGTAATAGAATTAATCAACAGTCAACACAGACTTCAAAAATGATTGAGCAGAAAAAAAGAGATTTGCCTTCAATAAACTTTGAGTCTAATGAAGATAGTCTTGATGGTTTTGATCTTGCGGAATTTGACCCTAGATAAATAATAAAATAAATATTAACTTTGTAAAAAATAATAAAAATGGCAACTATACCAGCAGGACAAAAATTTCATACAGTTTCAGCACACGTAGACACTACGAATAAAGGATCGGCTCAAGCAAACTCAGACAGAGAAGTCTTTACAATGCAGGACATTGAAGACAGTGTGGGAGGTGGCTCCGTCACTAGCTTAACAACAACAGGGTCTTCAGGCTCGGCAGCTACTTTGATTGTTGGTGTGTTAAATATACCTACACCGGTAATTCCTTTTACAAGTCTAACGACAACAGGATCAGGATTATCTACTTTAGTAAGTGGGGTTTTAAATATTCCATCCCCTAGTGTTGGAACAGGCACAGGAGGAACACTTTCTGTGTGGTCAGGCTCTGGGTCTTCTACAACACTAACCGATGGACCTATAAAGAAAGGCGTTGGAAATGACTCAGTTATAATAGGTGCGACAGGGTCTATGACTGCGGATGGCGAAGCTTCAATAGCTATAGGGTCTGCAAACGCATCAACTGGTAGTGTATCTGTAGCTCTAGGTTATTCTACTACAGCAAGTGGTAATTATTCTACGGCAATGGGAGAAAGTAGCACTGCAAGTGGATTAGGTTCTACTGCTTTAGGTAAGTCAACACAAGCGACTTCTTCTTATTCTTTTGCTGCTGGAAATACAACACAAGCGACTTCTCAAGGTTCTACAGCTTTTGGATGGTTTACAGAAGCAACATCTCCTTTCTCTACAGCAATGGGTAGCGGATCAGTGGCTAGTGGATCTTGGTCTACAGCAATGGGAAGAAACACAACAGCAGATGGATCTTATTCTACAGCAATGGGAAGAGACACAAACGCAACTGGAGATTATTCTACAGCAATGGGACAAGACACAACAGCAAGTGGAAATATTTCTATAGCAATTGGTAAAGATAATACTTCAGCAACTCTTGGTTCAATAACTATTGGTGAGGGATTAACGAGTCAAGCTTACAAGGAGACTATAATGGGTACATTTGCGTCAGACGCAGCTACCACTCCGACTCCTGGTTCTTGGGTTGCAACAGATAGGTTGTTTACTATAGGTAACGGAGATACAGACGCCTCTAAAAGCACAGCATTTTCTATATTAAAGAATGGTATTACTGTTTTACCGGCATTACAAAGTAGTTCAAGTTTTGCAAACGACACAACTGCCGCTGCTGGTGGTGTGCCGATTGGTGGATTATACAGAGACAATAATAATGTTAAAATAAGGATGACATAATAAAAACATGTAATAATAAACTTAAAAATCAAATCAAATGATAGTAAAAGCAGTTGACGTAAATGTCGAAGAGAAATCAAGAGCGCAGGTAGAGGAAACTTTATTAAAAGAACATGAAGAGCAGTATAAAGATTCTTCAGACGGAATTGAACGTATTGATTTTAGGAACAAAGAAAATTCATCTACCACAGAAACAATAGTTGACGAGGGTAAAACAGATGAAATTAAAAAAGATGAAACAGCATCGCCAGAATTTAATGATGATGATGTTATTTCATATATAAAGAAAAGATACGATAAAGACATTAATTCTATTGACGAATTATTTGCGGAAAAAGAGGCAAATACTGAGTTACCAGAAGATGTGTCTAAGTATTTAAAGTACAAGCAGGAAACTGGTCGTGGTATTAATGACTTTTACGAATTACAAAAAGACATTGATAACATGGAAGACAATGCTGTGCTTGCTAATTATTACGAGGCGACTGAAGAAGGTTTAGACTCGGAAGATATCCAAGATATTATTGAAGATAAATTTTCATATGATGAAGATTTAGATGATGAAAAGGATGTTAGAAAAGTAAAATTAGCGAAAAAAAGAGAACTTGCGAAAGCTAAGACGTTTTTAAATGAACAAAAAGATAAATACAAAATTCCTCTTGAGTCAAGTGGGAATGGATTATCTGGAGATCAAGAAGAAAATTTAATAGCTTACAAAAAGTCAATCGAGGAATCGAAAAGTATTACAGAGCAAAATTCTAAAAGGTATGATTATTTCTTAGACAAAACCGAGTCGGTTTTTAACAATGAATTCAAAGGTTTTGATTTCTCAGTTGGTGAAAAAAATATTACTTTTAAGTCGGGCGATGCAAGCGAGCTTAAAAATGTTCAATCTGATGTTAATAATTTCATTAACAAATTCATGGACAAGGATGGTTTAATTGATGACGCGACAGGATACCATAAAGCCTTATCGGTTGCTATGAATCCTGATAAATTTGCTAAACACTTTTACGACCAGGGGGTTGCTTCAGCTTTAGATAACTCTAACAGGAAATCTAAAAACATCAATATGGATGTTAGACAGCAATCACAAACGGTATCCAAAAATGGTATATCTATAAGGCCTGTAAATCCAAGTAATGATAACGGACGAGGACTCAAAATTAGAAGTATTAAAAAAAGTTAAACATTAAAAAAAATTAAAATTATGGCAGTAAATGTAACTCCAGGATTTGACTTGCAGCCAAGTGCGCAGCAAACTCCTTTATCAACAAATTACATAAACAACTTTGATTTCTTAAATCAGTATCTTCCAGATACTTATGAAAAAGAATTTGAGCGTTATGGAAACAGATCAGTAGCATCATTTTTAAGAATGGTTGGCGCTGAAATGCCTTCTAATTCTGACCTTATCAAATGGGCAGAACAAGGAAGATTACACACTAAATATCAGGCAGTTACTTCTGCTGGTGCGGCAGGTGTTGATTCGGCTGTTTGGACTATTCCAAATAACCTAACAAACTTTAACCCAGCGTTAAATAATACGCAAGCAGCTTTTAGAGCAGGTCAAACGGTTATGGTTTCAGATAATACTGCTGGTTCTACATTACAGAACAAAGGTATTATTACTGTAGCTCCAACGGCAGCTGCTCCTAATGTTGTAACAATCGCTTACTACGAAGGTGCAGGTCAAACAATGGCGGCAGGTGTATCATGTGATATTTTTATCTATGGTTCTGAATTTGCAAAAGGTGTAAACGGAATGGTTGGATCTAATGAGTCTGATGATTTTATTTTCCAAAACAAACCAATCATTATCAAAGACAAGTATTCTGTTTCTGGTTCTGACATGGCTCAAATTGGATGGATTGAAGTTACATCTGAAAATGGTGCATCTGGATTTTTATGGTACTTAAAATCTGAACACGATACAAGACTTCGTTTTGAAGATTATTTAGAGACAGCTATGATTGAAGCAGTTCCTGCTGATGCTGGTTCTGGTGCAGGAGATTACTTGCAAGGTGTAGGTGCTGGACTTAGTGGTGTAAACTTATCTGGTTCAGAAGGAATTTTCTACGTAGTAGGAAATAGAGGTAATGTATATGGTGGGGGAAACCCAACAACTTTAGCTCAATTTGATAACATTATTCAGAGACTTGATAAGCAAGGTTCTATTGAAGAAAATGTTATTTTTGTAGACAGACAATTTTCATTCGATATTGACGATATGTTAGCATCACAAAACTCTTATGGAGCAGGTGGTACTTCTTATGGTTTATTTGACAATGATAAGGACATGGCTTTAAACTTAGGTTTTTCAGGATTCCGTAGAGGTTATGACTTCTATAAGACAGACTGGAAGTACTTAAACGATCCTACTATGAGAGGCGGTATAAATGCAGGTGCAGTAAACGGACTTTTAGTTCCAGCTGGATCAACAACTGTTTATGACCAAGTCTTAGGTAAGAACGCTAAGAGACCATTTTTACATGTTCGTTATAGAGCTTCAGAAACTGAAGACAGACGTTACAAGTCTTGGATTACTGGTTCTGCTGGTGGTGCAAGAACAAGCGATTTAGATGCAATGGAGGTAAATTTCTTGTCTGAAAGAGCTGTATGTACTTTAGGTGCAAACAACTTCTTCTTATTCCAAAAAGCTTAAGAATTTAAGTAATAACTACCCTCGTTCTAGTAGCGAGGGTAATTATTTTTTTTTATAAATCAAATTAAATTATATTATAATGACAACAAAAAAACCAGTGTACTCAGCAAAAGCTTATCGTTTAAGAGGCGACAGAGCGCCTTTATCATACATGTTAGCATCTCGACACTCACAGAGATCACCTTTATTACATTTTGATGAAGAGCAAGGATTAAATAGACCATTAAGATATTCTCGTAATCAGAAGTCACCTTTTGAAGATGAGCAAGATGGAAATGCTATTTTAGAACCTATTGTTTTTGAGGATGGAATGTTATCAGTTGGTAAAGAAAATCAAGTGTTGCAAAAGTTTTTACATTTACACCCAAGTAATGGTAAGGTATTTGAAGAAGTAAACAGAGAGCGTGACGCTACAGCTGAATTAGAACATGTTGAAATGGAGCTAGAGGCTCAAATTGCAGCAAAACAAATTACAAAAGACATTAAAAAATTAACTCAAGTATGTCGTGTATTAATGGGTAATGGAGTTGAATCAATGACTTCGCCAGAATTAAAAAGAGACTTATTGGTTTATGCTAAACATAATCCTGAAGATTTTTTAGATACAATTAACGACCCAATGCTAGAACTTATGGATGATGTTCATCAATTTTTTAGTGCTACATTATTAGGTTTTAGAAATAACGGTAAAGACGTTTACTACAACCTACCTAACAATAAGAAAAAAATGTTGACAATACCATTTGGAGAAGATCCTTATTTTATTGTTTCATCTTTCATGCAAAGTGATGATGGTTTAGAAGTATATAAACTTTTAAAAAACAAGTTAAAATAAATAATTTCAACTAACTGAAAATTAGCTACCCTAAAACGGTGGCTTTTTTTTTGCTATATTTGTACTTTACTAACTCATAAATTATATTATTATTATGGACAAATTTTTAAGTATACCGGTAACTGGTCAAGGGGTTCAATTGGTTCCTTGTAACAATTTAAAACTTGTTGAGGCGGCTTCAGTTACTTCAACAACTTTAACTTACGCAAGTGGCGATGTAGTAACAATTACTCACGCAACCGTAGGGGCAGCTTCAGGAACAAATTCTGCAACTCAGTTTAGACAATTTATACAAAGAGAAGTGCAAGATGCTTTAGCAACTTCATGGACCCACGTAAGTAAAGGGGTGTTCCCTCAATTCGCAGTATCTGACATTAGTATTGCATAACATTTTTATTAACTCATAAATTATTATTATTATGGAAAAATTTTTAAGTATCCCAGTTTTAGATGGTAATGGGACTAATAGTCAATTTCAACTTGTATCTATTTCAGGTTTAAGACATATTGGACAAGCATCAACAACAACCGTTGTATTGCATTATTTAGGTGGAAAAACAGTAACATTAACTTATCCTGTAGCAACAGCATCTCCAATTTTATTGGAATCAGTTCAAACATCAGTTAAAGATGCGTTAGGAACTGGATGGACAAATGTAGTTGAACAACACATTCCTCATGGAGCGATTGTGCCTGCAATTATACCGCCAGCAACAAAATTAGTTATTATTAATCCGCTAAGTGCAATAGCAATAGCATAATGATTCAAACAATGGAAAAATTTATAAACTTTAAACAACTTGATGTTGTTAAAACAGGAACATCAACATCAGATGGGTCGGCTGGTTCAACATTAACTGATTCTGCGGCTACTTTTACACAAGATGTTTTAGTAAACGCAATTGTTTGGGACAGAACAACTGGAGCATCAGTTGGAGGACAAAAATATTTAGTAACAGAGGTAACATCTGATACTGTATTAACTTTACTTGCTGTCGGTGTATTGGCCGATCAAGGAACAGGTGTTCCAGATGCTGTAGGTTATTTTATCTATATGCCAGAATACACAGTTTTACAATACGGAACAGCTACATCAACTGCTGCTAAATACTTAGTAGACAGTAGTGTTAATTTTATTTCAGCTGGTGTTAGTGTAGGGGATTACGTTAGAGATATTACAGGGTCGGCTGTAACTACGGTTACTTCTGTGTCTAAAAACCAACTGGGTGTAGCAGATGATATTTTTGTAAACAATGACAATTATCTTGTGTACAAAGAAGGAGCTAATGATTTTGATAGAATGGTAAGGTCGGCTAATGTTGCTGATGTTTCAAATAGTTCAACATCATCAGCTATTGTTAATATTACATACGATACAGCTGGAACAGATGTAGGTAGAATTGATTATGCATATTCGTCTACTATAGGTGCTAACGCAGATATGAGAGGAGCTATACAGGACGCTATGGTTTCTTCTTTAGAAACAGAATGGTATCAAGTATCAACAGATTTTTCAGGTCTTTTAAACCCTGCCGCTAATGTTACGAATATATCGTGGTTAGGTGGTAGAGATTACTTTATTTTAAGAATACAGTAGTATTATTACACTTTAATAAACAAGGGGCTACAAAAAAAAGTAGCCTCTTTTTTTTTGCTATCTTTGTAAAAAGAATTAATTATGCCAATAAACGAAGTACGAAATACCGTATTAGCGATAGTCAATAAAAACAACTACGGATATATATCACCACAAGATTTTAATTTGTATTGCCAACAGGCTCAGATGTCTATTTTTGAAGACTATTTTTACGCGTACAATGACCAATTGTCAAAAGAAAATCAAAGAGTTTCTGGAAGCGGATATGCTGATCTTACTAAGGGTTTAGTAGAAGTAATAGACAGTTTTTCAGCGACTCAAACTTTAACATCACCTGGAATAAATTTATTTAATTTACCTTCTAATTATTACTTAATTAATAAGATTAATTATTACCCTACGGTAAGTACTTCAGGAACAACAACGGCAGCAGGAGCATTAACTTTAACGGACACTACAGCCACTTTTACAACTACTGTAACAGCTGGACAACTTGTTTCGTCTACGTCCACTACAAGTACAACCGCTGGTCAAACAGCCTATGTTGTTAGCGTTGATACTGACACTCAACTAACTTTGTCTGTTGATATATTTGGAGTAGCACAAACAATCGGGGATAGCTACACAATTGTAAATAATAAAGGTATTGTAGAGGTAGAAAGAGTAAATCAAAGTAAAATATTTTATTTAAATTCTTCGCCACTTACATCCCCATCCACAGGTTATCCTGCGTATGTTTTAGGTAACGCTACCGCAACAATTTCCGGAAACATAATAAACGTATACCCAGATACATTGACAACACCTGGAACAATAATGGCTCAGTACGTAAGGTATCCTCGTGACCCTAAATGGACTTATATTGAAATAACAGCAGGGGAACCTGTGTTTAATGCTTCGCAAGATGATTACCAAGATTTTGAGTTACCTTTATCTGATGAGCCTGCATTAATAGCAAAAATATGTAAGTACGTAGGAGTAGAAATTAGAGAGTCAGATGTATATCAATTTGGAGTAGCCGAATTACAATCAGAACAACAAACACAAGGATAGATGGCATATATAAACGATTACGCATATTACCAAAACTCAGGAACGACTCCAACAGATGCAAACTGGGGGTCATATCAATATATATCTTTGGCAGACATAGTTAATAATTTTATGTTAATGTATCAAGGAAACCATGAATTAATAAATAACATTGAACGTTATCAAATATTATTTCATGCGAAAAGAGGTATTCAAGAATTAAACTACGATGCTATGAAGGAAATAAAAATCCTTCAATTAGATGTTACGTTACAACTTCGCTTTATACTTCCTCAAGATTATGTAAATTGGGTAAGAATTTCTGTAAATGAAAATGGAGTTTTAAAACCTTTAACGGAAAATATTCAAACCAATTGGTCATCAGCTTATCTTCAAGATCAAGATGCAAATATATTATTTGATCAAGATGGAAATGTTTTAAAACCTCAAAATTCAGAACTTGATTTAGAAAGAATTAGAGGTACTGCAAAAAGTATTTATTTAAACGCAGGTAATTCGTTTGATGGTTCAGAGGGTTACTGTTGTGATGGCAACTGGTACTTTGACTATTCTGTAGGCGCTCGCTTTGGATTAAATACTGAAACAGCTAATGCGAATCCTACGTTTACTATTGATAAACAGTCTGGAGTTATTAACTTTAGCAATATTTCTAATGCTGCCTCTGTAGTTTTAGAATATGTTTCTGACGGTATGGAAGGTGGTGTGGATGCTAATGTTCAATTAAATAAATTGTTTGAAGAGTATATTTACGCTTATGTAAAATATTCAATTTTAAATGGTAGACTATCAGTTCAAGAATACGTAGTTAATAGAGCAAGAAAAGATAAATCATCTTTACTAAGAAATGCTAAAATTAGATTAAGTAATATGCACCCTGGCAGACTCTTACAGAACATGAGAGGTCAGAATAAATGGATAAAATAATATGCCAATAGTTACAACAAATTTTATTGCAGGTAGAATGAATAAGTCTGTGGATGAAAGACTTCTTCCTCCAGGTGAATATATTGACGCGCTAAATGTAAGGTTGGGTTCAACTGAAACTACTGAAATAGGCGCTGTTGAAAATGCTAAAGGAAATTCAAGATTAACATATTTAGCTTATAACGGTGAACCATTAAGTATTAATGCTACCTGTATTGGAGCTTATGAAGACGGCGTTAGGGAAACTATTTATTGGTTTATTCATGACGCTACAAATCTTGAGGCTTCTGGTGGAATTGTAGATATGGTTGTTTCTTATAACACTACTAGTCAAGTAATTAACTATCATATAGTTACTGAAGACCTTTTAAATTTTGACCCTAAACATTTAATTACTGGAATAAATTTGCTTGATGATTTATTATTTTGGACGGACGACATTAATCCTCCAAGGTATATAAATATTGACAGAAATTACCCATTACCAATTGCCAATGTTGATCAGATTATAGAAGAAGATATTAGTGTAATTGTTAAAATTCCTGGGTTTGAAAATATAGTAAACAATAATGTTCCTTTAGCGGTTCCAAAAATTACTTTATTAAACGTTCCTGGTGGAGAGAATTATATTGAAAATAAATTTCTTTGTTTTGCTTATAGGTATCGATATTTAGATGGACAATATAGCGCCACATCTTTATTTAGTTTACCGGCATTTGCAACTAAACCTTTTAGGTTTGATACCAAAAATTACAATAATCAAGGAATGCTAAATTTATACAATGGTATAAATATTGAATACTCAACAGGTAGTAGCAGGGTCGTGCAAATAGATTTACTTTTTAAAGAGAGTAATTCAAATAATATAAATGTAATTGAAAGATTTGTAAAAAAAGATTATGGTTGGCCAGATAATACTGTTCAGTCATATGTTTTTACAAACAGTAAAATTTACACAGTTATAGGAGCTGATGAATTACTTCGTCAATACGATAATGTTCCAAGGTTTGCTAAAGCACAAATTATTCAAGGTAACAGATTAATGTATGGAAACTACGTTGATGGCTATAATTTTACTAGTGGTAATTCGGGTGGTACTAATATTGCTTTAAACTATACCACAAGTATAATAAACACTATTATTTCTTCTGAAGAATTACCTTTTGCTAGTTTAAATTCAGGTCTTAGTTATACTATTGATCCAGCAGACACCAAAACTTATGACAACAATAAAGTTACTTTTGATTTATCTTCAACCGTTGGTAAATTAAAAAAGAATTCTTTTATTAGTTTTTCATTTAATCTTGAAAATCAAGTTACTGTAGTTGGCGCAGGTCAGTCTACAAACCCTGCTTGGATAGCAAATAATCAATTTAAAAACAGTTCATTTACGCTAAACTTAAATATAACTTTAGATGCAGACTATAGCTCAACATATGCTTTTGTTAGTAGTCCTTTGTTTCAAGATGCTATAGGTACGATACTAAATACAAATTTTAAACCTATCGCAGACTCAGCAGACGGAAATTCTTTAACTGATTATTTTAATAATGAACTATCATCTCCTGCGGTTTCTTATGTTTTTAATAAAATTAATAGTAGTATAACAAGTTCTACCGTTCAACAGGGGTTTTTAATTACTGGTGCTTCTCCTGGGGTAAATACCTTTAGTTTACAGACTATTGCGATGCAGTATCAAAACATAGACTCTACTCCTTTAACAACTAATATTTACGAATACTTTAGGTTTATTAGTGCTGAAGGAGGGTTTAGTACAACAACAAATACAGGTAGTTTACATAGTAATAGAGATTATGAAACAGGAATTGTTTATAGTGACGATTACGGAAGGTCATCTACTGTTTTAGTTTCAGAAAGAAATACGGTTTATATAGAACCTGGAGATAGTGATAAACAGAATAATATACAGGTAGCTGTTAATTCTTTAGCACCTTACTGGGCTGAAAGATATAAGTTTGTAGTTAAACCAAGTTTAGGAAACTATGAAACTATATACTCTAATTTTTATTACGTAAGACCAAGTGACAATATGGTTTTCTTTAAATTAGAAGGAGACAATGCAAACAAGGTTTCTAAGGGTCAAACGTTAATTGTAAAGGCAGATGTTTCGGGTCCAGTTTCTAGGCTTGTAACTGTTGAAGTTTTAGATATAAGTGCAGAAAGTAGTGATTTTTTAAATGCAGACAATGAATTAGGTGAAGACTCAAATCAACTTTCAGGTCTTTACATGCAAATGAAAAATCAAAATTTTGATATTTCTATACCTGAAGATTCTATTATTGAATATGGGGAAATAGTACAAAGAAGTTCAACACGTGGGTGTACAAATAATAGAAAAATTGCTTACCCTTGTTTTACTCAGGATGTAGTAGGAAATGGATCTGCTGTAACTAATTATGATATTCCTGCTGGATCAACAATTACAATAAAAGTAACTGCGTTTAGAAACGATACGTATAACGGAAACAGTTGCCAAGAAATACTATGGGAATGGGATCAACAATACGTATCAAGTGATGACTATACTGATGCAAGAAGATGGTGGAATGGGGATAATATTAATCCTGAGATAGCAAGTCCAGGAAATTTATCTGACGAAACACCAGTACATTATGACCCTATCGTTGTGGCCCCTAGTAATGCTCCTAGGGCAGATATATTAGACACTAAAAGAACAGCTGACAATGTTACTTGTGCTTCTTTTGAAGTGTATTTTCAATTTATTCAAGCAGCAAGTGCTTTATCTACTGATCCTTTATATTTAGGTGTTTCATCCGGATTGTATGGTTGTAATAGAACATGGCCACAAAGCGATAGAACTTCAGATTTACATGTAGAGCTAATCGTAGAAAGAACAAACACGTTAATGGTTTTTGAAAGCGAAGCGGTTGACGCAAATACAGAGTTGTATTATGACGCTTCAGAATCTTATCCTATTACACAACCACAAGGTTTCCACATGTCTGGAACAAACACTACTTTAGGAGATCAAAATCAAACAGCAACACAAGACGCTGTTGTTAATTTAGATTTTCAAGATTGTTTTGTTTTTGGTAATGGAGTTGAAAGTTTTAAAATAAAAGACTCGTTGGCAGGAAGGGCCATGGTCTTAGGTCAAAGAGTTTTGGCTGTCTCTAATCAGGATTATAAAGAAGCTGACAGGTTTGAAGGGATTACTTATAGTGGAGTTTATAGTAGTAATAGTGGACTTAATAATCTTAATGAATTTAATTTAGGGTTAGTAAACTTTAAAGATTGTGAAACTTCATTTGGGCCAATACAAAAAATGCATGCTCGTGAAACAGATATACTTGTATTACAAGAGGATAGAATAACATATGTTTTATCAAGCAAAAATTTAATTAGTGATAGTACTGGTGGTGGAGTTATTGCTTCAGTACCTCAAGTATTAGGGACTCAAATAGCTCGTATTGAAGAGTATGGTATTAGTTACAACCCTGAAAGTTTTGTGTCTTGGGGTTCCGAAATGTATTTTACAGATGTAAAAAGAGGAGCCGTAATAAGACTTAGGGGTACAAGCATGAATAATGATTCTTTAGAAGTTATATCTAATAACGGAATGAGGTCTTATTTTAGGGATCAATTTTTTGATTCAATTACAACACAAAAGTTAGGCGGTTATGACCCATACATGAATGAATATGTATTAGGTATGAATTGCAAGTCTGTTCCTTTACCACCTGAAATTTCTAATTGTGGATATTCTTTTCAAAAAACAGGTTTAGAAGCAAATGAAACTATAGTTTCTACTATTGATTACGGTCAAGTAATAGGTCAATGTAATATTTCGTACAATATAGATACTCTGCCTGCGCCTGCCGGCTCAATAACTATATCTGTTTTATGGAATGGTATTACAACTACAAGCGGAACTTTAACAGGTGCTGGAACGTTTAGTTTTGATAAAACCTTAAACACACCATTAAATGCAGTTGTAACAATTACAGGGGTAACACGATCAAGTTTTTCTATAATTGCAAATTGCCCTACAGAAGTTGAAATAGAAATTATAAAAGTAGTAATGAACTCTCCGGTTGATTCAGGTGATTTTATTCATACGGAATACAAATGGAATGACTCAGTTGTTGTTAGTCCAATCGATTCAGAATTAGCAACTTTTGGAAGTAGTAATGTAGTGGCTTCTAATTATAAAACTCAAGTAGGGATTAGATCATTAGGTGTGTTTCCTTATAGTGGAACTGATATAACTCTTAGGTCTAACAAGGTAGAATTTGATAATTACGATTGGGTTGTTAACAGCGATAATTTTAAATATTTATCCAGCAATACTTTGTATGCAAATACAGAGTCAGATATATCTGCCTTATTAGCAGCCTCTACAACAATAGCTAATGCTTCTGTTACAAACCCATCAACTGGACTGTATCAAGGTATTGTCCCTAGTTTAAGTTTACCTTTATCAAATCAATATTTATATGTAATATATGACTATAGAGAAACTAGTTGTCAAGAGTTTTGCTATGACGCAAGTTCTTCAGCATCAGCTTGTTGTGATTGTACGGTTACTTACACAGCTTACAATAGTAGTTCTGTACAGCAGAATATTACTGTTGCTTGTGGTCAGCCTTTAATTTTTCCTTATTATCATACTGGTGCTGGAACATTGCCATCAGTTGGAGATTTTGTATATTCATCCTCAAATGGAGAAGTAGGAACAACATTGGCGTTAGGTATTTATAGAATTAGCGCAACAAGTTATATCAGAGTAAATCAATTTGGATTAGTAACAGAAGTAACTACTTGTCCAACAAATTAATTTTAAATGGGAGTATTAGGAACATATTGTTTTGACGGATTAAATTTTTCACAGGCATCGTCACTGTATACGGATAGTACTTTGTCGGTTTTAGCGGCTGATGGTTTTTATTCTCAGGGTGGTGTTGTAAGGCAACAATCAAATGGTGTTTTACTGGTAGCACAAGCCTGTGGTAATTGTAGTGTTCCATGTGGAAATGGTATTTCTGTATCTCTTAGTCAGAATGGTTTTTTTGACATAAATTTTGATGTAGGTAATACTTTAGGTGCAGTTGTTGCATACTTTTATATGGGGAATAGTATTGCTGATGGTGTAATTGCTAATTTTAATTCTGTTAATTACAATAGATTAACAGCTCAAGGAAACGATGGTACAACTTTAGTAGACGGATCCGGAACAGCAGTTGATTACTCAGGTATTGGAAACCAAGGAACAGGAGACCCTACTTACGTAGGCAGTGACACTGCTAATATAATTAGAGCTTACACAAACACAAGTGTTACACCTGGGGTTTGTAATACCGGTGATGCTCCTGAAAATTATAGTTACGCTGGATCTTCTTATGTTGCACAGGGAACTTTAAATCCATTAACAGTAACAAACGCTATGTGTGGTCGGGCTTTAAGTGGAAGTCCAGTGTTTACAATGGTAATACCAAAAGCAAGCGCAAGTCCAACTTCTTTAAATTTAAAAATATCAGCTCCAGCGTGTAGAACTTTTTTTGCATATGAATTAGATTGCCCTGCTGGGTTGTCAAGTTTTGGCTCTTCAGTTGCACAGTCTACAACGGCATGTGCAGTAAATACTCAAACATATTATTTCGCAAAAAATGCAACAGGAACAAATGTTCCTTTTACGGTTGACACAAACACAATCCCTAATGTTGGGAACTTTGTTTTTACGGATGTAAATGGAGCTACTTACTTAAATGATACTGCTACTATACAGTATTACATAATAGGAAACACTACTGCAATCGGTGTAAGAAACGGTGTTGTTGTTTCTTCGGCTGCTTGTACTGCTGCGTTACCAAGTATCTTAGCTTCAACACAGACTCCAACAAATGTATGTCAAACTCCCCAAGCTACAGCTATTTATTTTCAAGTGGTTCCTCCAGCGACAAACACTTTCCCGGTAGTTAATGACTCTGTTTTTACAGACTCAAGTGGACTTAATCCTTTAAATAATACAGGTACTATATATTACTATGTTTCAGGTACTATTGCTTTAGGTGTACAGAATGGTGTTGTTGTTTCATCTGCTACTTGTACCAGTGGGACTGCTCTCACTTCTTTTTTCGCTACAGCGGGAACCTCTTCTTTAAATGATGGTAGGTGTGGTTATTTGTGTGATACACTTTTATATCACAACGGAATTGGAACTTTACCTCAAACTGGTGATATAATTTATTCAGGATCAACTACTGGATCATCAACGGTTACGTGGACTGATTATAGAGGTTTTGGAACTTTTGACGGTGATAGTGCGTCAACTACAGGAATAGTAAACGCGTCAGGTGTTATCCAAACTATTTACGTATGCCCATAAAAATAAATAAAAAAATATGTCTTTAAATTGTTCAAATAGTACCGTTTCATATAGCGACTCTGCAAAGGGGTTCCCATCTTTCTATAGCTTTATACCTGAATACATGATAGGTATGAATAGTTTTTTTTATAGCTTTAGTGGTGGAGATCTTTACCGACACAATACAAACGAAACACGTAATCGATTTTACGGAGAGAATTACAGCTCTACAATTACAAGTGTATTTAATCCACAGCCAACTCAGTCAATTAAATTATTTAAAACTATGTCGTATGAATCGACAACAACATCAAATGACAGCTCAAATGCTGCTTGGGCGTGTACTAGTTTAACTACTGATTTAACTGACGGTAGTCCAGGGTCAATGTTGCGAACTTATTTTGAGCAGAAAGAAGGTGAGTGGTTTAGTTTCTTACGAAACAATTCAGGTACTGTTAACTGGAAAGCGAGATCAGCTAACGGTGTTGGTGTTTGTACTGTTGTTACTGGTATAGCTGGTAATAATACTGTAATTGATTTCTCAGTTCAAACAGGCTCGGTTGTTAGTATTGGTGATACATTATTTGGTATTACAATAAATGCTGGTGTTGCTGATGTCCCTAAACTGGCTGGAGTAATTACAGCCGTTACACCAACAAGCATAACAATTCTAAATACGCCACCGCCAAATGGAGCAGTTCCTACGGTTGGACAATACATTGCATACGTTAAAAGCGCTGTTGCTGAGTCGCATGGAGCAAGAGGTTATTACATGGAATTTACATTAACAAATAATTCAACGGTTCCTGTTGAGTTGTTTTCTGTAGGTAGTAGCGTGATGAAAAGTAATCCGTAGAAAATCAGTATATTTGTAATATGCAATTTGAAATAAGGAAATTAAACAATACAGATTACGAAGAAGTTTTGTGTAAGTGGTGGAAAGACTGGAGATGGACACCACCAAATAGAGACTTTTTACCTGAAAATGGAGAAGGAGGTTTTATTGTTTATGATAAAGATGTTCCTGTATGTGCAGGATACGTTTATGTTACAAACTCTAAAGTGGGATGGTGTGATTGGATTGTATCTAATTTTGAGTACAAAAATAAAGTAAAACGAAAAGAAGCGTTAGACCTTTTGATAGGAACACTGACAAATACATTAAAATTAAATGGGTGTAAGTATTCATACGCCTTAATAAAATCTAAATCTTTAATATCAAATTATTTAAATAATGGATATACTGAGGCAGATAGTTATAACAAGGAAATGATTAAAAAATTATAATATGGCATTAATAACATCAGCAGTAATAGGTGCAACAACAGGTCTTGCCGCAATGGGAATGAGTTTTAAGCAGGCATCCGATGCTGCTGAAATGGAGGCTGAAGGATTGGCTGCAACAGACAAGTTAATGGAAGAGGCTAAAAAGAAGGCTGAAATAGATTACGCGCAAACTTTAAACGTGCCACTATCTGCCTTTGGAAAAGAGTTTGACCAAAACACAGCAAACCAAAACGCAATTGTACAGTCACTACAGGAGGGAGATGCTCGTAACTTAGCGGCTGGAGTTGGAAGAGTTAATGTTGCTACTACAGATGCAAACGAAGATACTCGTAATGCTTTAGGAGATAAAATGTATGAATTAGACAAGATTCAAGCAGAATCAAAACAAACTATAAATACCGATCAAAAAAATATGTTAGTGGGTGCCGCTGCTGATAAGGCGCAAATGTCTCGTGATGCAGCTCAAGCTAAAACAAGTGCCATGCAAGGCGCTTTCCAAGGACTTGGACAGGTTGCAGGTGCAGTAAATTCTTTAGCCCCATTGTATGGTACTTCAGGAGCTGATAGGCGAGCAGACAAGTTTTTAGATGGACTCTCAAAAGATCAAAGGGATAAAATAAGGGTTGAAACAGCAAATGCAAATCCAAATGAAAGTTTATATAAAAAATATATGACAAAAGGAGCAGACTATGATCCGCAAAAAGCTTCTTTGTTTGCTGAAACTATTTTTACACCAATGGGTAGACCTGCAATGCGACAACGATTACTAGATCAACAATATAGTAAAAAAGATTACGCTGGATTTATAGATAATCCTTCTGGATTTGATTTTTCTATTTTTCAACAATAACGACTTATGGCAGAAAATAAAAATATACCACAGGGTGCAAATAAATACTCTGTTTACGCTCAAAGAAATGTAGAAAGTACTCAAGTTGACTGGAATAAAATTGCCGGTGAATTAACAAAAGGCGCTGAAGCTATAAGGGATGAAAGACAAGGTAGGAAAGACGCAATAGATACAGAAACTCAAAACTCAATGGAACAATTGAGTAAAATTGAGGGAACAAATAATCAAGACGCAGCGAGTTTACTTATCAATGGTTCTAGTATGTCTATTGAGGCTTTAAGAGTTCAAACAGATTTGTTAAAGCGTGGTTTAATTAAACCAAAGGACTACAAGCTTTTTATGCAACAACAAAAAACTGGGTACGCTAATTTAAATACTGCCGTAAAAGGATGGGATAAATGGGCTACTGAGGCTAAAGAAAGGTTAAAGATTGCTGAAGGTACTTTAGGTCCCAAAGCTGGTGGTTTAGAGATATATCAAAACAATTTAACAAGCGCTTTAGGTAATTTAAAAAACAAAAAATTATGGTCTAATCCTATTAATGGGCAACTTCAATTAGTTACCATGGGGAAAGACAAGGGTGGTTCATACAATGTTATGCCTGACTATTACAAAAACAAGGCTGCTTATCAGAACCCTAACACGATGAACGACCTGATGAAGTATCAGCAGGATAGGTTTAGTTTAACAAACGCAGCAAAGGGTATTACGTCTCAGGTTGGTAAAATAATTAAAGCCTTTGTTAGTGGCCCTAAATACAATGTTTTAACTGGTGCAGGTGCTGTTAAAACCGTATCTGATTATAGGCAGTTAGGGGATTTTGGATCAGATTTAACTGGAAAGAAAATAACTTTTGATCAATGGAAGGAAATAAAAATTGACACTCTTACTGGAAGGGTAGGTGATGCGAATAATGAAAACGCTGCTCAAGTTTTATTTAATAGCGGTGGGTATAAGTACGCTCAAACAGAAGAAGAATATTTAAAAAATAATAGTGTATTTGACGCAGAAGGTAAAGTCATAGAAGCAGCTGATTTAAAGTACTGGATGAAGGCAGACGTTAGTGGGTCAAGACCAGTACCAACATTAAGTCCTGCGCAAATGAAAGAGGCTCGTAGTTTAGCTAATACTGAAATTGAGTCTCAGATATCTCACGTAGAAACCTTAACTAAAGGAGCTACAGGGCAACAGAAACAACAAGATACAGCAAACACAACAAGAGTAAAAGAAGAAGAAGATAGAAATAAAGCTTACTTTGGAGATATAAATACTGTAATAACTGGTTTAGGTACTGAGGGCGCTGCTGTTTCTGAAGATAGAATAACTGACATGAATCAGAGATTTTTAGAGTCAACAAATTACACAGACAGAAGCACTAAGATTAATAGTATTGATAGAAATGCAAATCAAATTATTATTGATAAAACAGTAAAAGGTAAAAATATATCAATGAAGATAGATAAATTCTTTAGAGACCCTCAAACAGATGAGCTGGATTTAAAGAGACCTTTAACAAGTAAAGATATTGCTCGAAAAATATATAGAGAATTAATTCCAAGAGCTGCAACAAAAGATATGTCATTTGATGAGTTTTATGAGTCAGCTTTAGCAAGCGGTATGGACTTTACTCCAAAAGAGATAGAAGATGCAGACGGTAACATGATTCCAAATCCAGAGTATGGAGGAGATGAAGCTTTTGCTACAAAGAAAACATTTAATAAATTAGATAATTATAATTCAAATAGTAATATTTCTTTGGACCCAAAAAACCCTACATCAATGTCTGATGAGTTTATGGTAATACCAGGGAGCGATTTTAATAGCCAAGAAAAAGCAGCGCCTGTAGTTTTAAAAGCTTTTAATTTAGGTTTAGATAAAGTTCAAAAAAGTTATGGATCATCACTAGACATAAAGGTAAGCTCTAAAGATGAAAGCGGTTCGACCAACTCTATTACAATAACTTATAAAGACCCTGTTACTGAAAAAGAAGTTCCTGTTACTTTTGAATATGAAGAAGACAATGCTAAACTTCAAAGTGATGTAGACGCAGCAATAAATAAGATTATAGATGCATATAATTCAAGTAAAGCCTCTGGTAAAAATAAACCAGTGGGTTCAGGGGTATCACCTAAAGTAGATGCTTGGGGTAACGTAATAAAATAATAAATAAATAAATGGATAAATTAAAAGCCCTTTACGAAAGTTATATAAATGCAGGAGTTTTAAGTAGCGAAACTACTTTTGAGCAATTCTCTACAGCAAATCCGGAACTACAAGATACGCTGTATCAACAAGGTATAGAAAATAAAATATTAAGCAATCAAACAGATCTTAATATGTTTAAATCAGCTTGGGATTTAAAAAAAAAAGAAAATTTGGAAGAAGAAATTTCTTCTGGGGTGGAGGAAGTTACGGAATCTGTACAGACAGATGGATATTCGGACTCTTTAGAAGTAGACGAGGTAGTTGAAGAGGGTGTAATTAATGAATCTGAATTAAACTTTGAAGATCAGTCAGGGGTTAAAATACCTAATGCTCCTGACAGAAATGGAGTATTAAATAATAAAGATGGTTCTGTATCTACACATAAAATGAAAACAGAAACTGATGGTGAGGGAAATTGGTTTTCTTTTCCTACGGTATTTCAAAATGAAGACGGAGAGTTTGTTGATATGTCTGAAGATGCAGAAATAGACTGGAAGCCTGTATATGAAGAGGCTAAAAAGAGAGGAGAAATTATTGATTTTGGTAAAGATAAAGAATCAGCATTAGCATATGGTAAAGGTTCTTGGAAAAATAAAACATCTATAAATGAAGTTGAAGTTGAGAACAAGGTTTTTAATGAGTTTACTGACAATATTGACACTATTGAAACCCAAGCAAATGATCCTTTCTCGTCTTCTATAAACACTGTTAATCAAGAACTAATTAGCGGATCTGAAGAACAGGCAGTGCCTTTATTGAATTACCATTTTAATCAATACGGTTTTGATTTTGAAGAAACTGGAGCATTAGGTGATAGAATGAATGTTACCTCTGCTAACGGAGAAAAATTATCCGTAGATTTAGAT